CAATACCATCCGCGCATACCTCTACAATTGTATATGCGGCAGAAGGCTCATATGCTAATCCCTGCTTTATACGATCTATACTTTCGGATGTTATAGGTGTACCGTAGTACCCTAGCGACATAACCGCCTGTTGTTCTTCCTCCGTAGAATTTTCCAAATCAGTTTCAACAACGTAATCCCAGGTCAACATCCCGCTATATGAATCAAACCGATCCCATCCTTCAGAAGCATCAGCTTGTTTTTCCGTAACATCTTCTTCTTTTTTCTTTTTTGATTTCTGATACTTATCCTTATTTACGTGTGTCCGTCCTTTGGTGTCTTTGACAAGATCATTGCTAGGGTTTTGCACCTGTCGCATAACGTCTTGCTTGTACTGATCACCAACAGCCGTTTGTATCATACCCTTTTCAATTAAGTATGCGGACAAGTTTTCTAAATCAGTTGTACTCAAATTATACTTATTACTGCCAATAACTTTTAAATAATCCTTCTCACACAACTTTCCTGATGTAGAATACTTAACATCCAATACAGCCTTTACAAACCTGTATGTACTACTCTTTCTCTTCATCTGAGTCACCCTCTAGGGCTTCCTTCTTCTTTGATTTATTACGTTTAGTATACTTTCTCTTTTTCCGTGTTTTACTTTCTTCTTCTACTTCTACTTTTTCTTCTTCTACTTCTACTTTTTCTTCTTCTACTTCTTCTACTTCTTCTTCTACTTCTTCTTCTACTTTTTCTTCTTCTTCTACTTTTTCTTCTACTTTTTCTTCTTCTTCTACTTTTTCTTCTTTTTCTTCTTCTACTTCTGGTTCCTGTGCTACAGGTTCCTCAACCTCTTCCCACACTGGATCCGGCACATCAGATAAATCAACAGCAACTACAGGTACAAACTTCGGTGCAGTTACTTTTTTTGTAGGAAACGGGGATTTAATAGCAGTTCTACCGACACCCTGCTCAGAATCATGAAGCAACACAAGTACTTTCTTACCTAAATATGTCACTAATTCACCACTATTCTTTATAAATTTTCGAGAACAATGGGGTTCTAAGTCAAAAGACTGTCCAGGTTGTAATACAATACTCCCAACCTCAAGAGTGACTGGAAGCATTTGATTTGTTGCGTTTCTTATCTTATACATAATTGAAAGCTCCTTTTTTTACGTGGCATGCTTATACTACAAGAAAAGTGAATAGAAAGTTAAACTACTGTAATCCAAATCCTTTAGGACGTAATGGCAAAAATCTTCCTACAGTACCCCGTTTTTTCATAGGTCTTCTACTTTTGTTCATTTCCCTGAGTTCATTCTGTGTGATAATGGTATCAGGACGCATCAATAAACGGTGAACACCGATATAGCACTGAATCATATCGTTGTGCCCACCAGGAGGGTGATCTACCTTTACACCATCATCATTTAATTTTTTCAACTCTTTTAAAGCTTTCGAACAAGGCATATTTCTACGAATGAATGGATCCCCTACATCATCCTCCCGTGCAGGAAAACGTATTCTTCCCTCTATCATTGAATTTAAAAAGAAAACATGATCATCTCTTGAAAAGTTCTTTTGAAACGCTAAAATACCAGCAGTTCGTAATCGCTGAATCTGATCCGTTGAATTCCACCTATCGTACGAAACATACTTAATTGTCAACTTCTTTGCTAATTCTAAGATAACTTCTACCATAGCTGGGAAATACACTTCACAAGGATCGAGTCCCTGTCTATTATTCTTCGGGATTGGGCGGCATTCAATAGACCCATCTACAATAACATCATCTTCCCCAAAATGTCCTATAGCTAAACAAAAACTATCGTTCTTTTGCCCAGGATCACAGTGAATGACATACTCTGCCAAATTACTGTACTTAACATCTAATACTTTAGGTTTTACGTAACTAAATTCATACTCTTCAAGTTGCTCTTTAAAAAATGTCTCAGACAATGTAAAAAGAGATTTACGTTCTTTATCTATAGATAAATCTATAATTGCAGGATTCTTTACGAACGGATTTTCTGCGCCTGGGGGATTCGCCCCGTAATCACGCTCAGCGCCTAATTCGTCAGATGCGTACTCTTCTGCCAAATCTTCTTGAGTAATATCTGGATTAAATTCCCACGTCGCTTTATGGAATGCAAACATCTTATCATTTTTTTCAGCATCTTTTAACAACTGCATTGCTTTATCGTCATCAAATAACGGACTACTAATACAAAACATCCGAGCATCTGGTACATCATAGATGCCACGTTTACGTAATCTCTCTACAGATGCACGGATAGTAACCAATGATCGCTTAAGAACACGATACACCTCAGTAGCTGACCGGCGAGATGCACCGCCGTCCATACGACTCAACTCGTCCATAACAGCGAATATTCGTGTTTTCCCAGCAATTGTGCCAGAGTTAGACGTTAATGATTTCAAACGAATGTGCTTATCTTTAAAATGGATGCTGTTCGCGGTTTGCCAATATAAATCACCGCGCCGTAAATCTGGATCTAAAATTTCTAAATCCATAAGTTTATTTTTATATGCTTGAAACCACGGCGATGCATCGTAAAATCCTCTAAAGTTTCCGTAAATGGTTTCACTAGCCTGCTCCCCCGATGCTGCAACAAAAGCCCCATCAATTTCCTGACTTCTTACCAAGCCCAATCTTTCTTGTAGTTTATCCACGCACAGAAGCTCATGCACGATTGCTGCAGACATGCACGAAGCAAGCACCGATTTACCCCCGCGCATCCCAACAACACCAATCATTTCATTATACGTCCGATACATGCCCGAATTTTTCCTACGATCATACCCACACACAGGACAAACGTTGAATTCTAAAAGTAACTGATCCTTCCTAGGAACATCATTAGTAGTCATTATGCGTTCAATGTCGTTGCACATAGGGCATAAAAGCTCAAAGAAATCCCGCACAACACAAAATTGGGGTTCATGCAATTCAGGTCCATCTAAAAACTTGGGAGATTCAATAAAGACTACTTGATTGGGTGCTTTGTCTAAGCTAACCCGCCCACGACTACGGGGGACTACCTTAAGCTGCCCATCTAACAATCCACTTATCCCGAAAAAAATATCATCTTTTTTTTCATTAGTCATTTTTACCCTTTAATTTATCAACTATATCCCAGCGAGGAGTGAAGGTAAACACAGATTTTTCTATCCCACGCATCCTACCAATTTTAAAAATTCGTATACTACCAGCGTCAAGGTCATACCCATACAAGATAATTTCCCCAGCAGAATTCATAGTAAGCTTGTACGGCTCCACAGACCGGCTAGAAGGGTCCTTTGCCCCCTTCGAGTAGTAGGCGAAGTCTACAACAGACTTACTGCCCATAGCGGCGCGTATCGCCTCTACTGGCTTCCCTTGCGGCGGAGCATCAGCGTGAACATCATCTACTACCGATTTTTCCTTAGAATGTTTCGCGGGTCTTTCACGTAACGTAATAAGATTCATCTTTTTACTTTTTTTATTTTTAGTAATCTGATCTACAGACTTACCAAACGAAACCGTAGAATCACACTTTTCACAAAAAAATGTATCGCGATTATTAGAGGTTTCCACGAAAGATAATGGCCCACCACATCCCGGACATTCCTTCATATTTACTTGTCGTATTTTGTTTTTAGCAAGTTGCTTCTTTAGCTCGGATTTTTTTCTGTACACGTACATAGGTACATAATACAATACATTCAAGATAAAAGATTAACTAAGATTTTGTAAATTTTGCAAAAGAATTAGCTTTTTTATATGATGAAAAGGTACCAGCATCCGTCCACCAACCATTAAGATTAATATAATCTAATTGTCCAAAATTTAAATATGCTTTATTTATATCTGTAATTTCGTATTCGCCTCGCCAAGATTTCTTAAGATTTTTTATAAAGGAAAATACAGATGTGTCATAAACATAAAGTCCTGTAATTATGTAACTATTACTCAAAGACTCATCATACTTTTTAAGGTGCTCTAATGGAGGCTTTTCAACAAGAATCAGTTCATCTTTACTCACAATTGTCGCAACACCAAAACGCGGTAAGTCTTCTGGAGCATCCGGTTTATACAACACGATCCTGGCTGGTTGCTGTGCGTCAACCAAAATAGGCCTCAAATCGCCAGAAAACATGTTATCGCCCAGAATTACACAAATCTTGGAACGCACAAACCCCTCTGCAAGAGACAGTGCACCAGCAATGCCATCTGCATCTTCTTGCACCCGGTAAGTTATATCGCACCCAAAATCAATTCCAGATCCAAAATAATTGATAATGCTCCCAGCATGATCACGCCCAGTAACAATCATAATATCAGTTATGCCAGCCTCCACCATTTTCTCAAGGGGATGCTGAAGCATTGGACGATTTCCGACAGGAAGAAGATGTTTGTTTACAATCGACGTTAATGGAGCAAGTCGAGAACCTGTACCCCCCGCAAGTAATAACCCACGCATTAAGACACCCCATAAACAACCAGGACTGTTGTACCAATCCCTAACACAACGCCCACAGAAAACCATAAATAAGGGCTTTTGTACCATGCAGTCTGCGTATCTAAAGCAGCAGTTAACCCATTGATTTCATCTTGTAAATACACTTTTTGATCGTTCATATTGACTAAATTTTTCTCTAATAAAGAAATTCTAACACCCCGTAATTTAATTAACTGATCTTGATTTTTCAACTGTAATTCAAGTTTTGGATATTTAACTCTAAGACCTAATAAAAACAACGCAGATTCTCGATCAAATGCTACAAAATCCACACCATCAATACTCATCGATCTAATATCTTCACCTGCATTTGTGTTGACAACACAACAACAAAGTAAAGTAAATACAATAACTAAGAAGCGCATCAGAACTTTACCCCTATTTTTTTAAACGCGTCTGTAATTTCATCTGCAGACATACTACCATCTAATTGAATCTCAAGTTCTCTTTTTATCTTATTGATTTCTAATTCTACTAATTTTTCATCATCTTTAATTTTTACAATCTCAGATAAATTTATATTGTATTTCATTGATAATTTTTCTAATTTTAACTTGGACTCAAGAATCAAGATTTTATTACGCAATTCTACTATTTTTTTATTACGGTGGCCCCACCATAAGATAAGAATAACAAACAGGAGTACACCAATAAAGAATAAAACTACTTTTGTATGGTGTTTAATCCATACCCAAATTTTTCCTAATATTTTTTCCATGGTTAGTCGTCTTCAAATAAATCTTCATCATCCTCATCTTCATTGTTCACTTTCTCTTCTTCATCTTCCTCAATCTCTTCCTCAATCTCTTCCTCATCTTCCTCAATTTTTTCAGCATCTTCAGCATCTTCATCCAGGTCAGAATCAGGATCTCCCAATTTGATATTCTTGATTTTATCAGATACTAAATTACCAAGTTTGACAAGATTTACAGTATAAAGTCCATGTCGTTTTATAATTTCACCAAATTCTTCAACATCATGTGGTAAAATTTTTATTTTGGTATCTCCAGTTTTTTCATCCTCTTCAACCCAGCAATGGGAAAGTTCATGATCAATCACAGCAATTCTAATAGACTCATCTAAATTTTTCCATTTTGGATATGCTACAGTAATAATAAAATCATATCCAGATAATACTTTATTTTTTGTAGAAATCTTTTCAGCAGTTGCAACTACTTCACGTCCTTTCATTTTTATATCTTTATTTTTAAAAAGGTATGCAATTTTACAACTTACAAGATGTTTATGATATTGTCCAATTAATGGTTTTGCATACTTTTCTACTTCTGGTGCAGGATCATAACTAATTGGTATCCTCTTTACTTGCGTTCCTTTTGCCATCAATTAAATCCTTTCAATGAAGTTTTGATGCTCACCAGATAATACTCCAAGTGTTTATAAAAAGTTTATTAATAATTTAGAAGGTGGTGGGGATTAGGACACCCGCTACCACCTGCGTTAGCAGGTAACTGTATTTAATATATCATTGTTAAGATCCTTATATAAATCTCTTGTACAAATGCCTTATTAAAGATCCTTGTATAAGTCACTTGTATAAGGCCCTTGTATGTGTCCCTTGTACAAGACCCTGGCCCCAGGGGTAAACATAGTCCCTTACCCTTAAGGGTAAGGGTTAACTTTTTTTCACCAAAAACCTGCACGAAAAAACCCGATATTGCAGTTGAGTATAATATCATGGACGAAACGAAATCTTAACCTTTGAGAGGGTGCAATGGCGAAAAAGAATTCAATAGCGAAAAAAAAGAATGAAGAAATTGTAGTAAAGTTAAATGCAAAAAAAAATTTAGTATTATTTATACAAGGGGGTGCAGGAGACATCCTTGCACAAACTCCTATGATTAGAAGTTTCCGAAATAAATACCCTGATGACAATTTAATTGTATTGTCTACGTATTCACAACTTCTAGAAGGAAATACACATATCGATAAAGTGTATCCTTTGGCTGACCCAGAAGATTTTTTTTCAAAGTACTTATTTGAAAAACCTGTAAGATTTTATAAAAAACATTTTATATATGATCACCTACTCGACGAGTGTGCTGAGGGTGTAACATCCTTACCCGAGTTTGCATGTGCTGCGTATGGGATAGATTACGACGGCGGTCCTCCCGACTACACCGTTTCTGATGAAGAGCATGCCATTGTAAAAACCTTCCTTGGACAGTATGGCCCAGAAAATAACCGCGTGCCCATTGTTTTGCTCCACTGCACAGGGTCGATTCCATCCGATGGACAAATGAATAAAGTGCACACATCAAAGGATTTAAACATAGAAACTGCCGCCGAGGTTGTTAAGCATTTTGAGGGTAAAATACGATTTATTCAAATAGGGCTTGAAGGTGAAGCGGTTGTTCCAGGCGCGATTGATGCACTAGGTATGCCTATGCGTGAAGCTATCGCTATGATCCCTCATACAGATAGTTTCTTATTTATTGAGAGTATTTTTGCACATGCGGCAGCTGCATTCAGTGCTCCCGGAGTTATTCTCTACCAAAATACATCTCCAGACTTTTTCAAATATCCGGGGTATTCTGAAGCTATCAAGGTCTATGATAGCGGTAATTGCCCCCACTGGCCCTGTAACCGCCCGCTGGGTGCCTTGATGGACCTCATGCCTGGGTACCATAACCCCAAGACACGTGAACGTCTGCTATGGCGTTGTGATACGAATCTGTGCCGGAATATCAAATCGTCTGAACTTATCAAAGCACTGGAAGCTACTTTAGCTCCCAAATCTGAGAAAAAAGATGACAAGTAAAAAGATTATCGCATTTCGTGGTGACCGTGCTGCTTGTTGGTTTTACCGGCTACATTCACCCCTGACTTATTTGGCGAAGAATAACCAAGATGCGTATGAGATTACCGTATCGGGGGTTCTCAATAAGGCGCATTACGAGGGTTTTGACCTGGCGATCCTTCAACGCCAGTATGCGAAAGATGTATACGATGGTGTTCTGAATCTAAAAAAGAGTGGAACAAAATTAGTTTATGAGATTGATGATGATTTATTTAATATACCTAAATGGAATCCTGCGTACGAAACATTAGGAAAAGCTAATGTACAACTTGGTATTCGTGAATTTTTAAAAATAGTTGATGCCATTTTTGTAACTACAGAAAGTTTAAAAAAGATTTATGAACCCTTCTGTGATAATATATATGTTCTTCCCAATTCTATAAACTATGATGTGATCTATCCTAACGCAAAAAAGAATCAAAAGAAAGATGTAGTGTGCTGGCAAGGATCACTCACTCACGAAAAAGATGTTAAGATAATTGAGAAAAGCTTGCATAAGCTGGCGCAGTCAGATGAAGCAGTTTTAAAAATGTGGTGCGGGTTTAAGCAAAGAAAAACACTCAAAGAAGACCGCACCCCTGTGTTTGATATCCCTGGAGCAGATGTTCTGCAGCTTGTTCAATTTGAATCCTTTTTTCAGATGTTCTCGCAAGTTGGGACGTCCATCGGACTTGCCCCCCTTGCTGCAAACACATTCAATAAAAGCAAGTCTAATCTTAAGTTCTTAGAGTACACCGCGTTGGATGCCGTGACCGTTGCATCGTCTGTAGGCCCGTATAAGGATACTATTGAAGACGGGGTTACCGGGATACTTGTAGAGGACAATTCTACTTGGTACGATGTAATTATTGACCTCATTCGCGATAAGGAATTGTATAACAAACTACTTACCAACGCGAAAGAAGTTGTACACACGGAGTATAATGTTGAAAGAAATTACAAAATGTGGCAAGATGCCATTGAACAAATCTTAGGATAGGAGATACAATGCATGATACTGAATATTTTGTATTAGTAGTTATGACCGGCATGCCCCCATGGGTATGTGTACTGTCCGCTAGTGATTTGGATGATTGGAAAGCGGGAGAATCGCGTACGGTGCTTGCTATAAGTCCTCGGTCATTTCAAATGCAGCAGGGCGCTAACCGCACAGTAGAAATGGTGATTGGTCCAGTGTATCCGATGCTGACAAAGCAGGCGGAGTTATGGTGCACGCCAACCTCTATTGAAGTAATTGGCGAGGTAATTGGCGAAGTGCTTGGTGATAACGATTCTAGAAGTTGTGCGGAAGACCCACAATTGTTTAAGAGCTACATGTCAGCAGTGTCTACGTGGTTCAAAGAAGCCAGTGCTGCGCGTGCAGGGATCACGTTAGCAAAACCTGGGGACATGCCTAACGTACTTGAGCGGTAAATCATGGCTAAAACTCCAAAAAAAAATAAATCGTATCTTCTCTGTGTGCTAGATAAAAAATATCATTTGTATGTGTCTAGTAATGCATTTGTTATCAAAGAACGCATGATTAAAAAGAATGAAGAAACTTGGGTAGGAAAATTCTTTTACGCAAGTTTAGCAGACTCCCTTCGTGGATATGTTCGTCACAAGATGCGGACAAAGGCAACAGCAAAACAAGTGAACGGAGATGTTAAAGAACTTATTAAGCTCGTGGATAATCTTCATAAATATCTGCAGAAATTTGGTAGTGAATTTGAACATGATTTGATGGAACGTTTGAAGGATCCTGTAGAAATGCATTTGCTTAATAATACTCTGGAGACTACCGATGCGTAGTACGACGCGTATGGACTACACACTCCGAATAAGTAAGGAGTACGTTGTTGGATTGGTGAATTCGTTATTGTTTTCAAATACTATCTTATGGGATGGAACAAACCAATTTAATGAACTTCCAATTTTTAGTAGCGACATTACTGAAGATGATAGACGAGAACAACGTGGTGCATTTTTTGTAGACAATCATTATGGTCGTGTACTTCGATTATTGGCTACCTTAGAAGAAGAAAACCTTCGAGGGAATAGTACATGTCGTGTGTGCTATAGATTGTCTAGCATCCAAGAAAAAATGCGTATTGGATCTGCAAACCGTATATACTATCCTTTTACAATTCCTCTTGATTTTTCTGTATCAGATTTACGGTTAGGTGTGCGCACTCCCTTTTTATCTTTTTCAGATAATACAGAGAAGGATAATGAAGTCAACTTATCTAAATTAATGGCGCTTATTGGGCATCTCGTTGCTAGTAAATTTATTGTTGTAGACGATGAAAATCTCTTTTCTGATCTTCTTACAAGTCAACTGAGTACGCCTCCTATGGCTTCTGATCCACATTTCAACTTAATTTATGGGGTTGCACCCCCTGGTGATCAGGAGTGTTTAAGCGATGACTATTAAGGGTATGACATACGTAGGCATAGACCCGAGTTTAACAGGCACAGGGATTTGTGTATTTAATAGCGGTAGCGGTAACGATGATGAAATGCCTGTGTGTACAATTAAAACAGAAAAGAAAAACTTTGAGAATTCATTACAACGTTATTTATACATTGTAAACACTGCGATTGCGTTTATTAAATCTGCTGCTATTTTTCCTCCCACTATTTTTATCGAGGGCTATTCATTTGGTTCTCGCGGTGCTGCAGTTTTTTCTTTAGCTGAATTTGGTGGACTTCTACGTTATAAAATTGCAAAAAGATTTAATGAGTACTATGAGATTCCACCTACAGTTCTTAAAAAATTTATTACAGGGAAAGGTAACTCCAATAAGAATGTTATGCTTGAGCAGACGTTTAGAAAATATGGAATAGGATCAGAAATACTTACGGATGATAATCAGGTTGATGCATTCAGCATAGCACAGTTTGCTAAAACGATGCGTGAGGGGGCATTACCAAAAATTTTTATTGGTAAATATTCAAAAACAATTTGGAATGATGCGTCGTGCATGGAGTAGTAGACATAATTGTTATTGGTTTTGGTTTAGATAAGATAGAGATAGATTGTCTTAAATCAATTATAAAAAATACAGCACATCCTTATGTTCTTACGTACTACGACAATAAAAAAAATAAATACACACTTACAGAACTTTGGAATATGTTTATCGCAAAAAGTTCTTGTGAGTATATTTGTTTATTAAATAATGATACAGAAGTATCCCCCTATTGGCTAACTAAGTTAATCGAAACATTCTCAATACGTGAACATTGTGGGTTTGTTGGACCATCTACAGATAATTGCCACAGCCCACAATCTACTGTGCAAACCTTCGAAGAAGCTGAAAAACATAAGAATGTTGTACGTGTATTAGAGGATCCGATTAGTGGTTTTTGTGTTGCATTTAAAAGGGAATTATTTGAAAAGCTTGGTGGATTTGACTGCAGGTATAAACACTACGGACAAGAATCTGATTTAATAAATAGGGGGCAAAGACAAGGGTATGAGGCTTGTTGGCGGGTAGACGCATTCGTACACCACATTGGTGAGGCAAGTGTTGGACCCGCGAAGATAGACGTAGAAGCAGCACGGAAAGAAGCACGAGCTATTTATTGGTCATCAAGGAAGTGACATCATGCGTGTTCTATTCTTTTGTCCGCATACGCGGATTTCAGGCGGTGTAAAAGTAACATTCACAGTTGCAAACCATTTGGCTAAATGTGGTGTAGATGTTAATTTAGCTAGCTTAAAGAATTTTGAAAGACCTAATGACTGGTTTATTGATAAAATCCATTTTAATATAATTGATGGTAAGAGAATACCTTTAGGTGCGCTAAGTACTTATGATGCCTGCGTTACCTTTTGTGACGGTCCCAGTTTATCTGGGGCATCGTGTAAAAAAATATTATATCTGCAGGGGTTTGCTGGAACTAAAGTAGAAAAACAACGTATTTCTGAAAAATATGATCTTGTTGTAGCTACATCTAAATGGTTGGTAAAACTGGCTAAACAACATAATGAAAATGTTATACTTATACCTCCCGGTATTGATAGCATTTTTGCTAGAAAAGAAGCGCCACTGTGCTCCAGATACCAAGCGATAGGGACGATACACCACGCATCAAAAGATAAATGTTTTGATAATTTTACAGACATTATTACGCGATATTTTGTAAAGCGTAGAAAACCAGTGCACTGTGTTATTGTAACCGCACAACCTTTAGCTAGTGTCCCAGCATTAGATAAGTACATGATTCCGTACTCTATTTACTATAAACCACCTCAAAGGTTATTACCATATATTTATTCCATGTGCAACGTGTGGGTATCTACGTCAATCAATGAGGGATTTGGACTGCCTCCGCTAGAGGCTATGGCATGTGGTTGTCCTGTAGTTATGTGTAAAAATCGTGGATTAGATAAGATTGTACAGCATAAAGCAAATGCATTAGTATACACGGGAAATACCGATGCTGCTGAATATATTAATACATTACTTTATTTCAAACAATGTGTAAAGAAGTTAAGAAAAGTTGGGTATAATACAGCTAGTAAATTTTTATGGAAAGATTCATTAGACGCATTTTTTTATAATTTACACAAGGTGTGTACATGACATATCTTTTTATCGAGCCTGGGTTACACATCTGTGGAGGCATACGGCGTATCGTAGAAATTGCCACAAGACTGCGTAATTTAGGGCATATCGTGTATGTAGCGTCCCCTAAAGGACGTGCGTGTACATGGTTAGACTCTAACTTCATCCCTATAAAATTAGCTAATATAAAAGAATTCAGTAAAAAACATAAAATAGATATCTGTATATTTAATTTAGCAGATCAATATACTGAAGCAAAAGCTGTTACTGCGGCAATTAAGATCTTTTGGGTACTCGCTCCTGAAGCGATGTATAAGAACCCGGAAATACCTATTAAAGCATTAAATTGTGGCTTTAATCTATTATCCAATTCTTCATTTACAGTATCCTATATTAAAAAATATGCAAGAAATTATAAAGATAATATTACTATTATTCCAGGTGGCATAAATAAAACACATTTTAAATATGATTCTATTATTCCAAAAATTTATCATGTAATGTATTATGGATCTTCACGCCCATGGAAAGGTGCACAAATTATTGAACGCGCACTAACTCCTTTACAATTGAGGCTCCATAAAATGAACACAGGAAATATGCTACAAACGCAGATGTATAAATTGTACGCGTCAGCCACGTGCTATGTATCTGCGGGCCAGATTGAAGGATTTAATTTCCCAATACTTGAAGCTATGGCGTGTGGTTGCCCTGTTGTTTGTACGTCAGACGGTGGGAGTGCGGATTTTGTGAAAGATGGAATAAATGCAATTGTTGTAAATCGTACTGTGGAAGGGATTTCTAAGGGTGTTCGGAGAATACTTGGTGATAAAGATTTGCGTAGAAAACTAAAACAAGGTGGATTAGAAACTGCATCAGCTAAGAAGTATAATTGGGATGTAGTAACTAAGCAATTCAGCGATTATGCAGAGAACCTTTTATATAGAGAATAAAAAAAAAATACACTTAACTTTTTTTAGAGGTATACACATTGTTAGATCTAACTGTTATAATAGCTTGTAAAAATAGGAAAGAAAATCTCGATTATTGCTTGAGGTCTATCTCTGGTGGATCTATACTTCCAAAGGTGTACATTGTGGATTTTGGAAATAAAACACCAATAAAGACACCGTATAAGTGGGTAAAGGTTATCAGAGTTACCAATAACACTGAGAAGTTTCATAAGGCGCGGGCTGTAAATATTGGTTTAAAACAGGTGAAAACGAAATATGCATGTGTTACAGACGCAGATCAAATTTTTAGCAAAAACTTTTTTAGTACAGTAGTGAGGGCACTGGAGGAAAACTCTAAAAGGTTTATAATGTGCAAAACATATGCTTTGCAAGGTATCCCTAAGACAGTACAACCAGAAAGTGTTTTTGAAAAATACGGGGTACTTTTAAAGTTGGCAAAGAAAACTAGGGATGCCTATGGTGACGGGTGCTGCCATGCAACGCTAGCGTCTTGGTTTAGGAGGACGGGTGGGTATGAAGAATCTTTTTTGGGGTGGGGGTATGAAGATAGTGATATGGCTTGGAGAGCGCGAAAGCTTGGTTTGACTTTATATAGTATAAACAGACATGTCTCTATGATTCATTTGCCACATCCGATAGAAACACAAGTCGGGGGATATAGGCACAAGCATGTTGAGAGGACTAATAAGGTACGCTATGCAAAGAGAAGACAAAGGGGCATTTTAGTTGGAAATGTGGGTAGAAAGTGGGGGATACTTTGAAAATATTTGTTGATATAGATGGAACTATTTGTCGTACAAAGGATGCAAATTATTCGGAAGCGGTACCCATCCATGCAAGTATACAAAAGATAAATAAGCTTTATGACTTAGGGCACGAAATTATTTTTTGGACTGCTCGTGGGTCTGCAAACAAAGAAGAGTCTACTGAAATCCTAAATATAACTAACAAGCAGCTACAGGAGTGGGGTTGCAGGTATACACAATTATCAGTGGGTGAAAAGCCCGTGTATGACCTACTGATATGTGATAAATCTGTCAGGATCGATGAGTTATGAAATCTGTAGCTAAATTGGCTGGTAGGCATAAGAATAAGGACATCTACGTTATAGGTGCGGGACCTTCTTGTAATTTTCTTAGTAGATCTTTTTTCAATGGCAAAATAGTAGTTGGTGTTAATCAGACATATAAGAAGTTTCCATGTAACTATGTAGTTCGCAAAGAGCATAGCGATGTGGTGAAAACTCTAAAGATGGCTCCAAAGTCTTTTGTTATTGTTTCAAAACTGAATTATGGATCTGCGAAGTCTAAGATAGCTGGTATAACCCATAATAATTTGCATATTTTTAATCATCTACTAAATAAGGGAGCTATAAATACAGCTTCATTTGGAAAGCCTGGGTTTTTAGTAGTGAGTAACTCTACCATTACATCAGCTATCCATTTTGCATACGTCTTAGGAGCAGCTAACATTATTTTAGTTGGTGCCGACCACGGGACACTAGATGACAAATTTGTGTATGATGGCTATTATGAAGATATAAAGCAAACACCTTGGAAGAATTGGGAACAATATGTAGGATGGTTAAAAATTCTCAGTAAGGATACCGAGAGTATCAGCGCTAAAATACGTGAAAAGGGTGTTAATGTTGTTAGCTTAAACCCATTTATAAACTTTGGGTTAGAAGGGCACATATACAAGTATGGGTAATTATACTATAGTCGTGCCAGCGCGTAGCGGTTCAAAGGGTGTACCCCATAAGAACAGGATGCTCATTCAGAGTACTCTTAACATAGTTTCGGAGTCTATGCGTACGCACACTATAATTACCACTGATGACGAGGTTATCATTGAAGCATATCAAGGTAATCATATAGTTCATAGGCGAAGCATTGCGACTAGTTCTGATACAGCCTCTATGAAGTCTGTGATGTTAGAGGTGGTTAACGCCGGACTTTTGGGAGCAGAAAATATTATCGTATTATATCCAACGTATCCTACAAGGACATGGGAAGATGTTTTGGATGCCATTAATTTTTTTGAACGATCTGCTGCGAAATCATTACTATGTAGGATACCGTATATTGGTCAAAGCCCTTACCTTTTAATGCATCCTGTTGGAGAGTATTGTGGGAGACAGGTTATAGATCACGACTTGTATAGAAGGCAGGATTATTTACCTGTGTTTGAGCTTTCTCATTGCGTTTGCATTTTTTCTGCGTCTATTCTTCATGAGTTAAATCAAAATTTGTACAACAGAGATACTGTGTTTATGGACATGTGCAAGAAAGTGGACGTAGACACAGAACAGGATATAAGCACATGGAAACAAAACTGATAGGTGAAATAGGTATAAACTATGCTTTTGGTGATGACAAGCAGAATTTTGTCGGTAATGCAAAAAAGTTAATTTTTATAGCGTCAATAGCTGGGTGGGGGTACGTGAAACTCCAAACGAGGACACCAGATGTTTGTGTACCAGAAAGTGAGAAAGGGTTGCCAAAGCAAGTACCCTGGTCTTCACAGCCAACAACTTATTTGGGGTATAAAAAAGATGTGGAATTTTCTAAGGATGCCTATGTAGAGCTTCGTGAATATGCTGCATCATTAGGTTTAACTCTTTTTTCATCTGTTTGGGATATTCAGGCAGTTGATTTTCTTCGTGATATTTCTGCTAATAAGATTTTGAAGATTCCTTCGGCTCTATTAACTAACACCTCTTTACTAAGGTATGCTAGGAAAAACTGTGAGCTACTCATACTCTCTACTGGAATGAGTACGGAGGATGAGATTGAGATAGCTGTAAGGGAGGGGGAGCCCGATGTGTTGATGCACACAGTGTCTGCATACCCAGCTATCGTTGAAGACCTGAATTTGCAGTACATAACGTGGTTAAAACAGAAGTATGGACATAAATGTTGTATTGGGTATTCAGGGCACGAGTTTGGGCTAACTATGTCTATTGTCGCTGCGGTACTAGGCGCTGAATGGGTAGAGCGCCATATTACATTAGATAGAACCCTTTGGGGGTCAGACCAGTTAGCTAGTGTGGAACCGGTCGGTATGATAAAGCTAAAAAAGTCGTTGGATGATGTGCAAAAGGCTTTTGTTAATTTTCCCGGTCCACGGAAGGTACATCTTTCAGAAATGGAAAAAGTAAAATCTCTACGTGGGTAACTAATGAGAATACTGCACATATATGCAACTGTCAATAATTCTGGCGATCAGATGATCGGGTATGCAACACGCCTCATGTTTGAGAGGTACGTTAAAGTAACGGGTTGGGTTAGTGAGAATATTAGAAAGGTTTTTAACTATGATGATGTAAAGAAAATTAATACGTTTGATGCCGTGGTAGTTGGCCCAGGAGGAATTTTTTTGTATGACGAGACAAATTCAAAGGCTGGCACAAGGGAGATATCTGGATACCAATGGTTGATTTCTGAGGCACTCCTTAGTAAGATAAAAGTTCCAGTACTGGTTGTAGCTGCTGGTTGGAACCAGTTTCGTGGTAGGGCTGCTTTGTACCCGACCACTCTGAAAGGGATATCTGACTTAATTTCTAAGTCTAGCTATTTTTCTGTTCGACATACCGGTGATGCCCATAGTTTAGAAAATTTTCTTCATTTGCATGAAGGTAGTGTTAAAGTATTTATGTGCCCAACCTTGTTGCTTGGCACGTCTCATAAGGCAGAAGTGCAAAGAAAGCGAATTTTAGCCATTCAGATTGCGGGGGATAGACCTAAACTTCGTTATACCGTTGGAATAAAAAGAACTTATGAAATTCTTTCAGAGTACATATCGGTAATGTCGAAGGACTTCCCGGAGATACATATAGTTGACCAGTGTTGTGATACAGGATTTTTTAAATTTATAAAGGAACGAAGAAAAGATGTGAAATTTGTTTCATTGGTAAACAAGTCACTAGACCAGCAGCTAACGTATTATAAAGAAATAGGGGTGATGTTGGCCACTAGAGGGCATGCCCAAATGATCCCAATAGGATGCGCTACCCCAACTGTTTCTCTAATAACGCACAATAAAGTAGCGTATTTCTTGGATGACCTAAAAAGGCTAGCTCCTGCTTCACGAATTTCTGAGACGGGGGTAGATATTACGCGGGTAAGGTCAGGTGATCTGGTGCAGGCGACACGTATAGCACGTTCGCTGGACTACACTTTGGTGAACAGTGCTATAGAGAAATCTATTATAGCTTCTTTCCAAGAAATGTTGAGTATTTTATGACTTGTCCTGTTTGTCAATCCCCAGATGTTATTCATAAGGTGGCTACTAGTTCCTTTTTTAATTTAGATATAGATCAGTGTAACTTCTGTGGTCTTAGTTGGGTTAACAGGGGCGATGATCAGGTTAGCGAGGTGGAAGAACAAAAAAAGTTTGACCACATTTTTGGTACAAACAGGAAAAGAAACGAGTATTATTTAGAGAAATTATGTGCTTTTTCTGACGTGAAAACTGTTTTGAAAGTTGGCTCACCAAAAGATTTTTCGTTTTTGCTAGAGATTGGGAGAAGGTATCCATTTATTCACCTTTTTTCTTATGATTTATTACATAAGGATACACCAAAAAATGTGGAACCAATCAGCGACATCACAGAGTACTACTCTATAATTTTTTGTATCCACACGTTAGAGCATATTTTGCCTACTGATACCCAGGCTGTAGTAGCTAAAATGGTTAATCATTGTGATTATTTATTCTTGGAAGTACCTAACTGCCATTCAATTGATCGTTTATGTGAGAGTAGCAAGCACCCGCACAACGTGTTCTTTACTAAGAAGTCGCTGACTAACTTATTAGGAACTGACTCTATTTGCAGAACTACAAATCATGTAATTCAGATTGAGAGAAAAAATGTATAACGTAGATGTAGTGATTATTAGCTGGGCAAAGACCAAAGAGCTATACGACATTACGTGGAATGGACTTTCTTCTTTATTTGGATGTAAGCCAACCATGGCGTATCATGCTTATGTTGTTGAGTCAAACCCAGATGTTACGTATGACCAGTTTAATTCTGATGTGCATACATGTACAACTATCCACCCCACTACAGAATTTGGGTATAACAAATATTTAAATATTGGTAGAAGGTTAGGAAAGTCAGAGTACGTGGTTCTTTGTAATAATGACTTGACTTATGATTGCGGGTGGGCTGCTAATATTATAAGAGAGATGAACAAAGATGCAGACCTTTTATCTGCTTCTCCTTGGTGTCCTCAGATACATAGAGACAGGCATAAGAAGGGAAATGTGGGGAATTGTGTTTATGGGTATAGTATAATTACTAAGGTTACTGGATGGTGCATTTTTCAGAAGAGGAAGATATATGATTTACTTGGTGATTTAGATGAGCGTTTTGTATTTTGGTATAGTGACAATGATTATTGTATGACTATTCGAGAGAAGGGTATTAAACATGCTTTAGTTATTAACTCTTGGGTGGAACATCATGGAAAACGTGTTGGCAAAACTGCGGATAATGTATTATCAAAAGAAAAACTAAGAACATATACATCATTGCAAAAGAAAATATTTTTGAATAAATGGAAAAATATAAATAATATACTAGTAAGCCCTAAGGATTAACATGAGTAAACTAACTGTAATATTAGCTCATAAAAATAGACAACATAATTTAGAGTTTTGCTTAGAATCTATTAATTCATCAAATAAAATACCTCGTGTTATATTGGTTGATTTCGGAAGTACCATACAACCAAGATATACATATCCATGGTTACAAATTATTCATGTAACACATAATACCGATTTTTTTCAAAAAGCACGAGCTTTAAATATTGGAATTAGGCAGACAAAAACTGTTAATTTGTGTACTACTGATGTTGATCAGATATTCAATAAAAATTTTTTTAGTGTAGTTGATAATACACTTACTACGCGTAAAAGTGTGTATGTAATGTGTCGTACGTACGTATTGCGTGAATTGCCTTCAACTATTTCCCCCAAAAACATAATGATAAATTTTGATAAACTTTTAATAGAAGCAAAAAAAATAAGAAAAATACCATTTGGTGATGGATGTTGTCATGGGATGCCTACATATGTTGCGCATGCATTAGGAGGGTATGATGAAAGTAGCAGATTATTCGCAAAAACATGACAAATGAGTTATACATTGTGACAATAATAAAAATTGCGCAACCAGAACAGGCGTAGTAAAAAAATTGATTAATATAAGTTATAAAATCAGGTTATTATGAAATTTTTCTAGGAGACTATGTGAATGATGTTATTTCAGTATTAGTTCTTACATATAATAGACGTAATATTGTCTCTATGTGTCTCCCATACATCGCAGAACATTTAGAAAAATCAAATTCTGAGATATTAATCTGGGATAATGGATCAACTGATGGAACATTAGATTGGATTTTTCAGTTCGCACATTCAAATACAAAAAATAAAATCAATGTATTTTTTTCTGAAAAAAATTATGGAGTTGAAGCTATTAATTTTTTAGTAGACAAAACTGTAGGAGAATATATCATAAAAGTGGACAGTGATATAATTCCGCCCGTTCAGTATGATACGCGTATGTTAACCGCTTATATAGCATGTGCAAAGGAAAACATTGCTTACTTATCTTGGGATATTCCTTGGGGGCACACATCTTTTGCCAAACGTTCTGGTATGAAATTGTATAAAGGTGATCGAGGAACTATTGTGTCTGTTACCCCTAATACACGCGTACTCTGTAATTATGCTCCAAGCAAATGGATGGTGAATGGTGCGTGCAGATTTTCAGAAAAAGATGTATTTACTAAACTGGGTAGTCATCCACAAGGTAAGCGGTATGGAGTAGACACGTATGTGAGTGCTCAGGCCGAGAAAGCTGGTTATACATGTGGATTCATAGACACCCACGATAAGGCACAGCACATCACACAAATGGATATTATGGAGAAAATCTATGGCAAAACATCAACCACTTAGTATTATTATTCCTGTCGTTAATCAACCTGAAATGACTGTGCGGTGTTTTCAGTCAATACGTGCAAATACAAAAATGCCGTATGAGATAATTTGGGTTGATAATAATTCAGATCCTGAAAGCTTTGGAATAATTAGAAGACAAGCTACGCGTCCTAGAGTTAATTGTAAATTGATACGAAATGAATACAATGTTGGTTTTATCAAAGCAATAAACCAAGGTATTGCAGAAGCTAAAGGTGAATACATAATTTTGTTAAACAATGATACAGAGGTAACGTGGCGATGGGCTACAAAATTAATAAAACCACTTATTAATGATAAAAAGGTTGGAGCGGTAGGCCCCGTCACACAAAGTAAAATTGCCTGGCAAGAAGCAATGAGTCTTAATGCTCGTTGGGATTTAGGCCTACCCAAGTACACAAAAGCACAAAAAAATAGATATGGTAAAGTACTCGATGAACTATTCAAAGACAGATATATTGATGTAGAACGCCTACCTCTGTCTTTTTTCTGTGCTGCTTTTCGGAGAAGTACGTTCACAGAGCTTGGCGGTCTTTGTGAGGAGTTTTCTATCGGCTTAGGTGATGATGACGAGTATGGGATGCGTATGCGCGCAAATGGCTTTAAATCGCTTCTCAGCCTGGGTACCTTCGTGTATCACGCACATCGAACAACGTTCAATGCTCTGCAATTGGGTGTGGATTCTTTGCGGAGGTACAACATGAAAATTTTGCGAAGAAAAGAAAAAGAATTAAAGGCTGCTGAAAAAAAGAAGGCGATATAGTATGATGGCTCTATGAGCGTTCATATACGCGTAGGACCACTTCGTCTGCTCATTACACCTAAGCTGCATCCAAAGGACTTTGATTTTCTTAAAAAGAAACTCACGTTCACGATGCATAACTACCAGTTTACCACCCAGCACACGATGCATGGGTGGGATGGGCGCAAAACACTTTTGTATAAGAATCAATCTGCTCCAGCAGGTTGTTTGTATCGGATCATGACCATTCTTAAGAATCAGCTGAAGTACGATGTAGACGTTGAATACGAGCATGATTACCCACCTACAGGTGTTGCAGAAGTTATTCCATTTGATTTAATGGATTTTCAATTAAAAGCAGTGCAGCGTGCCATAAAGTACCGTCGTGGAATCATTCATGCTCCTGTGCGTGCGGGTAAGACTGCAATAATGTCAGCGTTAATTAACAAGATACAACATTTTCCAGTTTGGATAGTTACAAATGGTAAAGATCTTGTAAGACAAACTATGAGTGATATTAATGAACATTTAAATATCCAACCTGGATATTTTTCTGAAGGTACGTTTATCCCCGGAGAAGTCGTAGTTACCAGTTATCAAGCACTTGGGCGTGCTGTATCCGACGCTAAGAAGTGGGAGAAAACTCAGATTCAATCTAATGCACTTGTCGAAAGAAATAAAGCAGTTCTAGCACATTTAAACCGTGCCCGCGTAGTCCTCTTTGACGAGTGTCATCATGCATTATCCCCGAAAAATCGAGCAATTGCAAACGAAGCGGTATCGTCAGGATACACCATAGGACTGTCAGGAACGCCTAAACCGGACCATGCGCATCGATTAGAAATGGAGGCTGCCATTGGTTCTGTGATTTTTAAGGTGAGTTATGCAACGTTAATTAAACATAAACGCATAGCTAGGCCTAAGATAGTCATGTACGAATTACCGTACAAATGGTTCGCAACAGGTCTCCGTGAATACCCAGAAATTTACACTGCAAACATTGTTGCAAACGTTTATAGAAATGCATTTATTGCTGAAATAGCAAATAAATTAAAGAAAGCAGGAAAAACTGTATATGTTATGATTCGTCATTTAGACCATGGACCCGTACTTCGTGCGCTAATTCCTGGGAGTGTATTTGTTCATGGGAATATCTCTGGAGAGGATAGGGAAAACTTGTACAAAGGTATTCAGGATAGGCGCATCAAATGCATTGTCGCTACTGTTGGTAAAGAAGGATTAAATATTCCTAGTTTGGATGCCGTGATAAATGCGGAAGGGTATCAATCATCTATAGCGACCACTCAAAAAATGCGTTCAATTACAGCTAGTACTGGTAAAAAGTACGGAATAATTGTTGATTTTATTGATCGTGGAAAATATGTTGGAAAGCATAGCAAAGAAAGAAAACGAATTTATGAAAAAATAAAAGATGCAAAAATACTCTATCGCACGGTAAAAGCAAACCATTTTGACATGGAAGGTAGCCGATGGTCCCCATAGACGTAGACGAAATATTGTTGAATGATGCGGTGTGGTCCCAGGATCCTGTTGAACGCCATCTTATGAAGAAGATTATTAACTTGACAAAACAGAATGCTCGGTTAAAAGAACACATAGAAAGTACGAGTACGTTGTCGAAGTCGCGTCCAATAGATACGTGGACGCCTTTTAACTTCTTTCATTATTTTTGTACGAAGTACCGGGAGCGTTACAACCGTGAATTCAAGAAAAATGGAAATGTTGCCAGGGTATATTTCAAAATTGATTCATTTAGAACCTCTAATAGTATATCAAAAGAAGATTACAAAAAATTCATAGATTCTGCTTTTTTTGGCTATTTTAATAACGTAAATACGCCAACTGTTTCCCATATCTGTAGTGCCAAACTATATAATTATTTGATGGCTCCAGACACGGACGTTACGTCCGCAGATGACTTGCGGGCACTTGATAAAGTACTTGCTACTGAAAACTCTGACTTTGAGCAGTACATGGACGAGATACCCTATGATGGATGACCGAGACATCGCAGGACTTGAAGCAATAAAAAAGAATTGTGGAGTTTGTGGTGGTAAGGGGTACACAGTAACGGCTGATGGATCCTCTTATGAAATTCAGGATTGTATCTGTGTAAAAACAATAAGTGAGCATATTAAATACATTGCTGCAAATATACCAACAAAATACCGTTCATGGCATATTAATGAATTGCGTAAAGACATTAAAGAGAACTCAAAAAATAAACGTTTCATAAAAGAAATTTTTGATTTTTTAGAACACATACCAGAAAACATAGATGACGGATCAGGTTTATGGTTTTTTGCCCCGCCCGGTTTAGCAAAAAGTTCTATGATTACGTATATTTTAAAAGAGTCTATCCGACAAAACTATAAAGTATACTGGGGTAAGGCACACCAGTATGTGGATCTTAAGTTGAGTGCATCTCGGGGAGATCGTGATGCTGCAAAACTCTTACGACGTATTATCGAGTCTATGGATATTATCGCAATTGAAGAGGTAGATAAAGTACATCTCTATAGCGATCAACGTACTGCGCCTGCTGCCCAAAATAGGTCAGGCTATTTTAGAGATCATATTTTCTTTGAATTTCTTTCCGATTTATACGATGCAAATATCTCTATTTTAATGAGTTCTAATATGCCTCGCAATAAAATAGAAGAGGCATATCCATCGCATGTACGTGATAGATTGCGTAAATTACATAACGTAGCACTCATTGGAAAGACGGGACGATAATGCCAGCACTTGCATCTGCTACCGTAGAGCGCAGGGCGCTATCTGCGCTACTGATTGAGCCACATCACCTTAAGTCGCTTAGTATTCATGCTGATACGTTTTTTTCATCAAAAAATAAAACAGCATTCAAATTAATAAAAAGTTATGTAGATCGGTATAAAAAGTCACCGACGGTAAAAACACTTAAGATATTTATAGATAAAGAAAAAGATGCAGAAAAAATTGATGAATTATTAGATGGATTAGATGTAATAAAAAAATTACCAACTGTTAAAGAAAAAGAAGTAGATTTCTATTTAGAAGAGGCAGATAATTTACGTATTGGTAGAGAAATCGCAAAAACAGCAGAATTGATCAAAGATAAATTTGAAGGCGGTGAAAAGGATTATATGAATGTTTTGCAAGATGTTATGAAAAAACTTTTAACAATTTCTACAGATAAAGATGGGGGGGTTACTAGAGGAATGATCCATGAAAATGTTAAGGACCGCTACGATATATTCGCTAAAAAACTCGGTACAGACGACAAAGGAGAGGTCATTCCCTTTGGGATGTCTGCACTGGACTCCATTGTAGGCGGTATGCGCAAAACATTTGTTACGCTCCTATACTCTAAGACTGGTGGCGGTAAAACGCGTACAGCAATCAATATGGCGTATAATGCTGCGATGGCTGGGTTCAGCGTGATCTATTTCTCCTTAGAGATGTCATTTAATCTCCTTTCCTCATGTTTTGATAGCCGCATGGCTATGGTGGACAGTCGTAACATTATTTTCAGTAAAATGTCTAAGAGTGAGATAAAAAAGTATAAACAAGCTTTACGTAAACAATACGAAGATAAATTAGATGTGTATGTAGTAGATATTTCTATTGGGAATACATCATCAAAGATCATGGAAGAAATTGAGCTATATCAGATGACTCAAGGAAAAACTCCTGATCTTGCAATTATTGATTATGCCAATATTATGCGACCACAAGCGGTATATTCTGGTCGATCTGAACAATACGATAAATTATTTCAAGAGATTCATAATATTGCTAAATTTTACAATGTGTCGATTCTTACCGCTACACAGGAAAGTAGAGAAGCATCGAAAGGAGATATTGAAGCTAAACAACATAAAATACAGATAGAACAAGGTGTTCATAATATTGGATTATCTAATTTTATGGCTCCACACTGTGAAACAGTTATTCGTTTAAAACAGGACTCAGCTGACCGCGCACAAAATAAATTATGGGCAATTATTGATAAAAGTCGTTATGGAAATATTGGAGAAGCAATTCCATTAACTGCATTGTGGGATATCACGTATGTGGGTGACCGGTCTAGTAACCTGCGTATAAAAAAGAATCCGAAAAACGGTTTATACGATGGTTGACATTGTAGACATATATGCGCAAGCAGGTGTTCTCCTGGTTGTTATGGGCGACCGATGGCATGCTCCATGCCCATTTCATGAGGAAACGAAGCCTTCATTTGTTGTTTACCCGGATGGTGGATACCACTGTTTTGGGTGTGGTGCGCACGGAACACTGCAGGATATGGGAGAATATGCTGGTGTAGACTTTATTATTATTCCCGACTTAGCATACGAGCAAGATCATACAGAGGTCGAAATAAAAAAATACTTGAAAAAAGTTGAAAAAAGTTTATTATCAGTAGTACAAACATGGTCAAATACACAAAAGATAAAGATGTTCGATAAATTTGATGATATGTATGGTGATTGTGTAGCGAATTCTAGAGATGTCGGTTCTTCTTTAGTATCGCTCATTTCATATATTCGTAAAGTTATGGGTAAAGAACTGTTCTCTTAATCTTTGGAGATATTTTGCGAGCTAATAAATTACAGGAAATTGTGGATGATATTGCGCATAAAAAGAATGACGATGGTACATGGGATTTAAATCATGAACGTGCGGATGAATTTTATAAGACTGTTTATCCTTATGTAGCAAAATCTGCGAGAATATCAGATCCATTTGATCCTGAAGATGCCGTGGGGGACGTGTTAGAAGGGTTATGGAAGTCATTAATGCGTTATGGTCCACGATATCAAGGTAAGCCATTTGTTAATATGTTAAAAATGAAAACTAATAATGTACTTACAAATAGATTTAAAAAAAGAACTGCATTAAAACATAAACTAAATTATACAAGTGAATCTTTTGATGGACTTAAGTATGAAGACAATGAAGGTATTTTACGTGGAGGAAGTAAAGAACCTTGTGGAGGATTTTTAGATATTTTATCTGTTGAACAAGTATTAACTAAACGACAAAAACGCGAGATACTTGAAATACAACAGGAATACAAGTGTTTGGAGGAAGAAAAAATGCCACATAAATTAGAAACGGATGAATTTTTACATTATTTTAGAAGATTGGGTCATGAAGAAAAATTAGTGGTATTTCAAAATATTTTTTGTCTTATGGCTGGGCTCAAACACCGACGTACCAAGGAGATTTTTAGTCTCTTTGTGGATGGTGACCAAAAAGGTGCACCTATACAAAAAGAAACGCCGCGCAAGATGCGCATAGACGTAGTTTCTGAGTATATTACCTTATTAGGGACAGTACCAGAAGGAGAGGATGACATGGATAAATATGTACAGATTGGATCAGGGGTTGTTGGTGAGCAGTTTTTAACTCCTATGTTGAAAAAAATTGAAGTTGTCAAAGTAAAAGGTGATTCTGTTAGAATTAAAATCATGCCTTATGATGATCAAATTGATGTTCCTGTAACTTATTTAGCTATTCCTATGAGTTATGCGGAAGATCATCCAGAAGACCTAGACCCAACGCAGGAAACACAGTCAAAGATTGCAGAAGAAACTGAAGAAGAAGAAACTGAAGAAGAAGAAACTGAAGAAGAAGAAACTGAAGAAGAAGAAACTGAAGAAGAAGAAGAAGAAGAAACTGAAGAAGAAACTGAAGAAGAAACTGAAGAAGAAACTGAAGAAGAAACTGAAGAAGAAACTGAAGAAGAAACTGAAGAAGAAACTGAAGAAGAAGAAGAAATTGAAGAAGAAGAAGAAGAAACTACCTCAAAAATGAAGAAAGGAAAAGGTAAAAAAATGACTAAAACTCGGGCCAATACTGCATTAGCGCATGTTATCAACCTTCTTAAAGGAGGCCCCCAAACAAGTAATGCTCTTGCACAATCTCTGCTTGATAATAAGTTAACCAAAAGCGATACACTAAAGAAAGCAAAGAATTTTGTTAGTGTTATGATTTATAATATTAGAAAAAGTGGGGAACATACTCTTGTGGACGTAAAACGGGGAGAGTGGAAAATCGAAGATTAATCTCTTTTGCTTATCTAAAATAGTATTTGGAGACATATATAAATGAGTGATCCGCGCATTGCGTGCCAAGAGAAGTGCACCCGAAGAACACTTGATATTAATTCACCTAAGCTTTTAGGTCGGGGAAATCCTAATGCGGATATTATGTTTATTGGTGACGCACCTAAAACAGATGAAGATATGGAAGGTGAACCATTTGTTGATCTTGCTGGCAGTGCTTTGCGTGAATTACTCTCGGAATATGTAAATATATCTGATGTATACATTACCCATGCAGTAAAATGTGCACACACAGATGATACTAAAAAACCCTCTAAAAAAGAAATTGGATGCTGTCGAGAGTATTTATTAGAAGAGATTAAATCTGTAAATCCTAATGTAATTTGTTGTTTAGGGGCTACTGCTTTAGAAGCCGTGCTCAAGCGCACTGGTATTTCTAAAATTCATAATAATTTATTTTATAGTGATGAATTGAAAAAGAAAGTAATACCGATTTATCACCCAGCGTATATCTTACGTAATCCAGCACTTGAAGAAGATTTATTAAAAGGTATTGCTCTTGTAATAAAAGAGTCTGTTACACCTGATTACCATAAAGCAGCCGATATAAAAATACAACATATGGATGCGGATACTCCTGAAAAAATTGAAAAAGTATTACGTAAATTAGAAAAAGTCAATAAGTTTGTGTTTGATTTAGAAACATCTTCTTTAGATCATAGAGATGCAAAAATTTTATGTTTTTCATTTTCGTGGGGGGCGGGTATAGGAGTAACTATTCCGTACTCAATGGTTACTCCCAAAGTAAAGAAGAGATTGATACGGATTTTTAGAAGTAGAAAAAAGTTAAAAATAGCACATAATATAAAATTCGATTTAAAAATATTAAAAGCACACGGGTTTAGGCCTCGTGGTCCATATTATTGTACTCTGGCTGGTATTGCGCTTGTTGATGAAAACTTAAAGGAAAAAAGCTTAGATGCACTGACTCTCAGGCACACCAATATAGGTGAATACTGGGCTCCGCTGGATAAATTCAAAAAAGAATATTGTAAGATTAATAAAATAAAAGTAGCAGAATTTAGTTATGCATATATTCCATACGATATATTAAAAAAGTATGCACAATATGATGCTGATGTTACATACCGTATCTATGTAATTGTCGATAATGAACTTAATAGACAAGATTTGATTGAATTTTTTAATAATTATACTATGCCTATTTTGCGTGTATTACTTGAAACTGAATATATAGGTATTCGTGTCGATAGAAAAAAATTAAAAAAATTATTAAAAGTTTATGAAAAACGCATAGAAAAAGCTTTAGAAGTAATCATGCAGAACACCTATATAGGTCAATTAGAGGAAATCAGAAAAATAGAAAAAAGTGTAGAGTTAGCGGTGAAGTGGGAAAATGGTAAAACGTTAAAAACTACATATGAAACTCCAGAAGCTTACGCAGCTGTACGTATTAAGCCAAAAGATTATGAGTTTAACCCACGGTCAGTACAGCAACTTCGGCGTGTTTTATTTGAAGTAATGGATATTACTCCGCGAAGTGACGAGCGTACACCTACAGGTGCGCCGTCTACTGACAGTTCTGTGCTCACACGTCTTGCTGAAGAGGATAATGTTGAATTATGTAAAGAAATTATGGAGTATAGACAATTAGTTAAGTTTACGTCAACGTATATAACTAGTGCCATAGAAAAATCAGAATTAAATGGTAGAATACATCCTATGTATAAGCAGCATTATGCAGTTACTGGAAGACTAAGTAGTGCAAATCCTAATTTTCAAAATATCCCAAGAGATGCAAAAGATTATAAGAGTTGTTTATTAGCTGACCCTGGATACATCATTATTAAAGCTGACCTTGCACAAGCAGAATTCCGTTGTTGGGCGCATTACTCCAATGACACCGATATGATCAGGGATATTGAAGCTGGACTAGACATCCATAGAAGAACCGCTGCTGAGATATTTAATAAAGCAGAAGAGGATGTTACCCCCGAAGAACGTACGTTTGCTAAGAATTGTGTGTTTGGGTACATGTACGGTCGTGGAGCTAAGGCTGTGGCTGCTCAGTACGGTATTTCTGTCGAGTACGCTCAAGAAGTCAAAAAGAACTTTTTCGCACGCTATCCTCGTGCCGCTATGTGGCTAAAGAAACAGGTAGCGCATGCACGGGCACATGGGTATGTAACCACATGGATGGGACGTATTAGACGGCTCCCAGAGATTCACAGCCAAGATAACATGGTAGTAGCTGAAGCGGAGCGTCAGGCAAAGAACTCCCCCATCCAGGGACTCGCATCTGACATGAATAATCATTACGGTGTGACGAATATGCGGTTGGCTAAAAAACACGTGTTGGATGTAAAGCCAATGGCTACTGTTCATGATGCTAACTTTATTCAGGTCAAGGTGGCCCAATTGTCAGAGATGGTTAGTATAATGGACAGAGTGGTAAAGAAAGCGTTCCCAGACTTCCGATGTGAAATGAAGCTGGATGTTGAAGTTGGTTTTGACCTCGGAAACATGCAGGGCATTGATGAGTACATGGAGGCAGCATAATGGCGGGCAAAACACTTAAAGTAAGTAAGAAGACTACTCCTAAAAAAAATAAAAAAGATAAAAAAGAAAAAAGTGTTCATGTCGAGAAACAAGATACTCTTAGTGATGCTTTAGATACTTTTAAAACACGTTTTGGTGATGGTGTAATTTATTCTTTTACTGGCGGTGCGATTGATAAAGATGTGGAAGTTGTATCTACTGGATCAATTTTGTTAGATGATGCGCTGGGTATTGGCGGACTTCCTTATGGGCGTGTTGTAGAAATATACGGCCCGGAAGGTGGGGGGAAAACGACTCTTGCACTCCATGTAATTTCTGCTGCACAGAAGGATGGTAAAACTGCTTTATTTGTTGACGCAGAACATGCATTAGACCCGAGTTTAGTTAAGTCTGTTCGTGCAGATTTAGACAAACTTTGTATTGCACAACCTGATAATGGTGAACAAGCTCTGGATATTGTTGAGCATGCCGTAGACGTAGGTCAATTTGGGGTTATTGTAATCGACTCCGTATCAGCACTTACGCCTCGTGCAGAAATTGCTGGAGAAATGGGCGACAGTCACATGGGTTTGCAGGCGCGTATGATGGGCCAGGGCTTGCGCAAGATTGTCGGTAAAGCAAAAAAATCAAATACACTAATCATATTTATTAATCAACTTCGTATGAAAATCGGTGTAGTTTTTGGAAACCCGGAAGTTACCTCTGGTGGAAATGCACTAAAATTTTTTAGCAGCGTACGCTTAGATATCAGAAGGACTGGATCAATCAAAGGAAAAGGGGATAAAATTGTAGGAAACACTGTTAAAATTAAAGTAGTAAAAAATAAATTAGCTCCCCCGTATAAGGTAATTGAAACACGATTAATGTTTGGTAAGGGTCTCAATAAGTATGGGGAACTTATGGATATGGCTATTGAGAAGGATATCGTTGAATTAGCGGGCTCATGGATTACTTATGCAGATATTCGTATTCAAGGAAAAGATAATTTCATACAATTACTTGAATCTGATGATAAATTATATAATAAACTTTTTACGGAAACAAGAAATACAGAATATCAAGAAGATGATGGAGATGCTGATGATTGAAAAACGTTTTGATGTAACGTTTTCTCATAAAATGCCTACTGGAGATATTATAAGTGTGCGTTTTGGGACGACAGCATCGGTAGACGTTCCGCATTCAGAAGAGGCAGCTAAAAAATTATTTAACGATATCTATAAAGCAACAATGCAGGATATTAAGTTAAAAGTTAAACGAGATAAATTTATTAGAACAGCGTATAAAGGTTCTTTACGTGGGATTAAAAAATATGAAACAGAACAGGAAGCAATAAAACTTTTGGAGGATGGAGAAGATGAATGAAAATAAAAGTACAAAAGGATACATCATTAATAAACACGGATATAGAAGCTATGTCTACTATTGATAAATTTTCATTCTTAAAAGGTGAGTATACTCTTGCATCTAAAAATTTACCTGATTACACTTTATTAAAATCTGAATTATCAGATTATATTGTAGCACCTCCAATGGATCCAGATTATGAGAATTTATCTGAAATTAACAGACTATACGCTACGGCACAATCATTTGCATCCAGAGTAACAACGATAGAAATGATTTCAATAGATAATGAAAGTAGGTGGCAACGTATTGTAAACGCTATGGATGAATATATAGAGGATAAAAAAAGTGCACTGCTTGTTTCTGAAGAACTCAGTGAACTTACTGTTGCAAAAGCAAATGCACAAGTTCGAGTTAATCTCAAGAAGGATTATGGGCGTATGCAGAAGTTGAAAAAGATGTATTTGGAAGCTGCCAGTTTTACTAAGATGGTTACTTCCAGAAAAAAAGACCTAGCACAAACAATGATGACTTTAGGGCGACAGGTAAAAGCACTGTCTTTAGACCAACAACTTAATCGGTAATAGGAGAGCACATGGCATTAAAAGTAAAAAAGACTGCAGCAGTACACGTAGACGAAGGTGAATACGTTGCTATTATTTCTGACATCCAACAAAAAGAAGGGCATTTTGGTGATTACTACATTTGGACTTTTATCATTAAGAATGCGATAACAGAAGGAGAACCTGTTTCTGGCACGTGCAAACTAACCGGGCTGACTTCTGATAAACTGTCCGCGAAGAGTAAGATGTATAAGTGGGCAAAAGCTGCAGGATTGGATGTAGAAGACCTCGATGAAATTGATTTAGAAGACGCGTTTAAAAAGAAGATTCGCGTATACATCGAAGATGATGAAGATGATGAAGGACGTACGTGGTCCAAGATTACTAAGGTGCGTGCTGTCCGGCGTAAGAAGACTGCCGAGAAGGAAGAAGAAGCTGAGGAAGAAGCCGAAGAAGAGGCCCCTAAGAAGAAGCAAGGAGCAAGTAAGCGAGCTTCGGTTAAAAAGGCTGCAAAGCCCGCTACTAAGAAAAAAGCAACAAAGCCCAAAGTAGAAGAGGAAGAAGACGTTTTCGCGGATGACGACGATGATGATGATGATGATGATGATGATGACACCGCGCCAGACGATGACGATGATGACGACGATGATGGTTCAGATGATGGGCTTTTCGACGACGATGATGATGATGACGACGATTAGATGAAACCACTCCGGTTTATCCATACTGCGGATTGGCATTGGGGTGCGCATACTGCGCACCCCATTTACTCAAATAATGCCATAATTGACCTCGGAATGCTGAGTATGCGGGAACAGTGTAGCTTTGTTCTCGTAGCTGGGGATGTGTTTGACCGGCCTAATCCCCATCCAAAAATTAAGGATCATTTAGTAGAACAGCTTTTGCCATTTTCAGATTTCGTTCGTTTTATCTTCTTTGTCGGCAACCACGACTATACAACTAAAAGCAAAGATTATCACTCCATAAATTACCTAAAGTATTTTGAACAAGCTACGAAGGGTAAAGGAAATATATACATAGTAGAGCCGGGAGAAAGTATTTACATGGATGATCTTCCTGTTCCAGTTTCCATTTTTGGAATGGACGAGTTTGGAGATTTGTCTGGGTATAAAAAAAAGGACGGGTACAATATTATTACCTGGCATGGCATTGTTCCGGGTATAGATTTTTCAAGCAAAGAAATTATGTCTTCTGCAGCACATAAAGCAGTCGCACAGGTGGTAAAGGATTCTCAAGCGGATTATTTGGCTATGGGGGATATTCACCAACGTACGGCATTTTCCACGAGATGCGCATACTCAGGGCCTCCTGTACAAAAGGGCTATGCAGATACCGGAACCGTGGATGTAGTGACCCTGACCCCCCAAAAAGCCTCAGCGGTGCCTGTTTCATTGAACTTGCCCAAAAAAGTCTTTGTTGCTGTGGCTACCACAAACACAGCTAAGATCATTGCACATGTGCGGAAAACAGTACGCCCAGGAAACATCGTTCGTTTGGCGTTTAGTTTGCCTTTAGAGTCGTGGGCAGCGTTGGATAAGGCCACTCTGCTTGATGCACTGCAAGAGACGTATTCCTGCACTATGTATAACCGCCCCACAACAATTGATGCACCTACAGCGTTGGCTAAGGAGCTAGGGCAATCACGCACTACTGAACAAGATTTAAAAATAATTATTAAGTCTATTTGTGATGAATCCTCAGCAAAAGATGTATATACATATTGCACAGATCTTATAAAGGGTATTGATGCTTAGGATAAAAAAAGTGTGGATGGATGGGTGGTTAAGTTATGATCACGCAGAGATACCCTTGGATATAGAGGGTATCACGCGCATCAGTGGTAAAATGGGATCCGGTAAGTCGGCTATTCTAGAAGCTATTACATATCTCATAACAGGGAAAACTATACGTCAAAAAGATAGTGTGAATGATTTATGCAATAAAATATTAGATAATGGGTACGATATTAAAGTAATGGTAGAGACAGATCGCGCTAATGAAGTTATTATCCAAGAGGTTCGTGGTAGAAAAAATAATGGACTGCACTTTATAATCGATGGTGTGGACAAACGGGGTAAAACAGACGTAGATACACGCAAACGTATTTTAAAATTTTTGGAAATTACACCTACTGAATTTAAGGCAATCAGTGTTGTAGGGCAGAACCAAGCACATACACTTGTAAATGGGTCGGACGCTGAGCGTGCACAAATTATCGTGGATGTATTCGGTTTGTCTGTCTATGACCAGTACATAGCGGAATGTAAATCTGAGATGAAACAATATTCTGTTGACAAGGATAACCTATTTGTAACCATGCAAGCAAAAAAAGAAGAATACGGTAATGTTAAACAGATGCTTGAAAACATCGAAATAAAGATTATTGAAGCTGATAGAGATCAATTAGATACTAAGATAAAAAAATATGAAGATAGACAAGAAGATATTAGAAACATAAAAGAAAATATACAATCGAAATTAAAAGATGTAGATGTAAAATTAGAGGAAAATATTAGATATGCTAACGCAGCATTGGACCTAAGCGATGCACAAAAAGAAATAGAACAGTTGATTGGTACAATTAAACTCGTCTCCAACGCAAAACTTGATAAACAACTTCCTAAATTGGCAAAGTTAGAAGGTACGACGTATAGTGCAGAACAGTCTATTAGAGTTTTAGAAAGGGAGATAGAGAGTACAATTGACTCTCCTAATCTATGCCCAATAACTAATACTGAATGTCCTGTAAATGTTCCTGGAGAAAACAAAGAAAATATATTAGCTAATATAGAGAATAAGATGAATAATGTAACTTTTTTAATAACTAAAAATAAAAAAATAATAAATAAAGTTAAAAAATATAAAGCAATACTTACGCAAAATACGGTAACAAATACTCGGATAACGAAATTACAAAATTCGATAGACACCGCATTACGCATCTTACCAGCGGATTGGGAGCAACAAGACACAAGTGTATATGCAGAAAAACAGAAAAAATTTGAAAACAGAATAACAAAACAAAATGATAAACTTCTTGTACTTTCTGAGCGCATTCGCACAATGCTCCGCACACGTGGCGAAATTGACGCGAATGAAGAGACATTAGATGTACTTGAGGGGCGTGAAACGTTATTATCTACCGTGCTTGAGGACCTTGCGGCGCAACATGATTTAACGGCGTATGCCTATGAAGTATGCGCAGAAGCTCTAGTAGTTTTTAAAAAATTGAAGTTATTTAAAGTGGATGCAGTAATAAAGGTACTTAATAAAGAGGTCTCCAACATACTTCAAAAAATATCTGATGATAAATATAATATTCAGATATCGTCACAAAAGATGTCGGCAGATAACAAGCGGGCGTTGGACAAGGTATCGTTAATTGTCTCCGATGGTTATAAAGAACTTCCAGCAAAAATGTGGTCAGGCGGACAAGTAACTGAGATATCCCTCGCAATAATTCTCGGTACCTGGAAAACTGCTACAAGACTTTCTGGGAAAACCACTACAGCGTTGTGGCTAGACGAGGTGTTTGGGCCTATTGACCAAAAAGCAATTAATAGGGTATTTGAATCGGTTGTTGATGTTTGTGCAGAAGAGCATGTATCATCTGTTTTTATCATTTCACATCGAGATTTGGATAGTAGACTTTTTGATAATGAATTTCACGCCGAAATGTCTAACGGTATATCTACCATAACCTCATAACGTTGGAGTCTTTGTATGCCCAATTTTAACACATTGGCACTGAAAATTTTATCTGATAAGTACTTCGCAGCGGGTGAGACAACGCCTGAACAATTATTTATGCGTGTGGCTAAATCTGTAGCGTTCATTGACGCTCTATGGCGGTCTGTTGAACTTGGACAGTCTACTTACGTGACCCCACTATCTATCGAACTTTTGAGGTATACGTTATCTGAGCAATGTATACAAGTTAAAGATCAGAAAAAATTTCTGCAAAAGGTTGAAGAGCATAAGTTAACTAAGACATATGAAGCATTGGTTGATAAGGGCATGGATATAAGTACTAATGAGCAAAGTATGAAAATATTTGATGAATTTTTTGATCGAAAAGTAGAAGAATATTATACGAGTATGATGGATATGGACTTTATGCCAGGAACACCGACACTTATTAATATTGGGCGACCAATTGGTATGCTATCTAGTTGTTTTTACTTAGAGATAGATGATTCAATGACTGATATTTTTGAAAAAGTAAAGGATGTGGCACTGATAAGTAAAGCGGGTGGGGGCGTTGGCTTGGGTATATCGAAGCTCAGACCAGAAGGAACACCTGTTGGCGATACCAACGGAACAAGTTCAGGACCAATCAGTTTTCTGAAAGTATTTAATGAAACTGGGAATCAAGTGCAACAGGGGGGTATTCGTCGAGCAGCATTAATTGCGACTATGCGAGTAAGTCACCCAGACATTATGAAATTCATTACATGCAAAGCAGAAGAGGGTGTACTTCAAAATTTCAATTTATCTGTTATTGTAGATAATGAATTTATGGAAGCAGTAAGCAAAAATACAGAGTATAGGTTGTGGCACCCAGCATGCAAAGAAGATAAAATAATTGATGCACAAATCATATGGAATAAATTGATAGAAATGGCGCATAAAAACGGGGAACCTGGAATTATTTTTCGAAATAGAACACAAAAAGATGATGTTTTTAATAATAAATTTGGGGACTTAGGCGTAAATCCGTGCGGCGAAATAAATTTGCTCCCGTATGAATCTTGCAACCTGGGTGCAATTAATTTAGGGAATATGATGGCAGAGATTCCCTCACCCACATATGATGGCCAGCTTAATGGTACTTTGGATGAACAAAAACTAAGAGAAGCTGTTCGTATGGGAATTACTTTCTTAGATAACGTTATTGAAATTAATAAATTTCCATTAGAACAAATTCAAGAATGGACTGAAAAAACTCGACGATTAGGTTTAGGTGTTATGGGTTTACACGATCTTATGCTAAAACTTAAGATTAAATATGGTAGTGATGAATCAATCTCCCTAATTTCACAAATTTATAGTATAATAAAAAGTGAAGCATCATATCAATCTACGCTTTTAGGAGAAACACGCGGAGTGCCCTATACAATATCAGAGTATGCTGAACCATTACATAAATGTATGCGTAATGCTGGGCTTCTTGCTGCACAGCCGACAGGCACGGTTGCGATGATTTGTAATCAGGCATCATCAGGAATTGAGCCTGTTTTTCAATTCGAATATGGTAGAAAAGATAGTTATGGTAAACACGAGATTCAACACTTTATCAAGCAACAGTATGGAGAAAACCTTCCACCGTACGCTGTAACCGCCCTAGATATTCCCGCACAAACACACGTAGAAGTACAAGCTGCTTTACAGAAATTTATTGACAATGCGATATCTAAAACAGTAAATTTACCTAATGACGCAACAATAGAAAATGTAGCAGCCACATATACTCTCGCATACGAAAGTAATTGTAAATCCATTACTGTTTATAGGAGCGGTAGCCGTAAAGAAGAAGTGCTAAGCACAATCGGTAAAAACCAACCTGTAGTACCTGTTGAAAAAATAGAGCAAATTAGTCAACGTATGGTGCGTGATCGCCCACGTGTTTTATTCGGCGCAACTACAAGAATTAATACACCTGGCGGAAAAGCGTACATTACAGTAAATGAAGATGATGACGGTGTTCGTGAAGTGTTTGTACACATAAGTAAGGCTGGGTCGGAAACAAACACCCATGTAGAAGCAGAAGGTCGTTTAATATCAAATTCATTAAAATATCGAGTTCCACCGAATGATATTATCGGGCATCTTAAAGGACATAAATCTAATCCAATACTAGATTGCGGAAAATCAATAAAAAGTGTTCCAGATGCCGTTGCAATTGCTATGCAAGAGTATTTGGATAGCTATGAAGGATTTTCTACATACATCGAAGAGGAAGTCGCTAAAATCGCGCAAAACACACCAATAAATACAGACCTACATGAGATATCTGGAGAACTTTGCCCAGAATGTGGAGAAGTACTGTATATGGCTGGTGGGTGCACTGAGTGCACGTCGTGCGGATTTAGTCGCTGTGGATAATGTGCTTTTTTAAAAAATGCGTTCTTAGGCACGAACAGTTGCCAATATTGCCCTGCGATTGTACAGAGTGTGATTGGTATATCGATAGAGAGATATATAATAATTGTTTTTGGTTATTAGCAGAAACTCTCAATTCCCACCAATACCTATCATATGCAGAAATAGCAGATATTATGGATGTACCTGCAGATGATGTTGAGGTTATATTTAATACCGCATTATCCAAAATACGCAATAAATTGTCGTATGTCTTAGGGAAAGAGACGTTAGACAACGAAAGTTAAACAATTTGGAGAGAAGTGTGGTATACCCGAATAAGGATATTGTGGAAAAGTATATGCACAAGAAGATTTGTGCACTACAATTTGAAAATGATCTTTTACAATCCTGGATAAAAGAAGGTAAGACAGATACTAAATGCGTTGTATGCGGTGCAGAAATAAAAAATCTTAGCATTCAACGTATGCTACGACCCTATCTGTGGTGTTGTAGAGAATGTTTCCAATACAAGCCTGGAAAAATAATTGATTTAGAAGTAGAGTACAATATGGGTATTGTGGATATTCTTAAAAAAACAACTAGTAGATATGGTAATATAAAGTCACAGTGTGATGCATTAGGTATTTGTATTCCGTATTTTTATGATATAATTGCAAAATACTGCAAAGAATTTGGAAGTCATATTGAGTTTATGTCTGAGTATACCACAGGCAAAAGGAAAGAAACTTACAAGAAAAAGCTTATAAACAGTAAGAAACCAAGGAGTGGATAATGAGTGATACCCTTAAACGCCTACAAACGATCAGCCATAGACTACACAAGGATAAGTCAGAAGTAGCGACATCCTTTTTATCAACACTTAAAGAATCCCTTGCAAAGCGTGGGTATCGCGCTGATCTGGCATTGGGGACAGAGGCCCGCAGTACATCGGGAGCATTCTCTGCACACGTGTCTTTTGATTCTCGGCTTGGTATTCCTTCTGAAAAAGATTTAATTACGCTAGTAGCACAAGCTTATCCTACACATGAAATTCAGTGGGAAATGGCCGAGGTAGACACTGAAAACGGTGTTGTGGCCATGCATTTAGAACCAGGAATTGAAGTGCTCCCCATCAGTAGCCTTACAGAAATCCCTCCTGAGTTCAAAGCAATGGGAACAGGCCTGTATAAGCGCGCTGTAGATCATACAGTCAATGAAATCTGGACGCTTAAAAAGGGTGATGATGGGTTAGCTTTATACCGCAATCATGATGATGTAGAAATCGTAGCGGAAGAAAACAGTCTACGAGCAGGTGATATTGCGAATACGCCTTATGGTCCAGCAAAGATTATTCGATTCGATGATCAAGGCAACGCGATTGTTTTGGTCGGTGAAAAGAAGCGTTTAATTGCTGCAAAAGACTTGGGTATGTATTCTATTGAGAAAGAAAAAACTAAGTTAAAAGATTACTACTCAGAAGCGTATGGCGATGCTGAGTTCGCAAGCGGTCTAGTAGAGGATTATACTACCCGTAGCAAAAACACAAAAACAAAGAAAAAGAAATAAGGGGGCATTCCCTATGCGTATTACAGCCAATTCGGTAATTCGAGAGGCTAAGCCCCGTAAAAAAGCAGGAAGTATACGTAAAAAAGCTTTATTTATGGATTTGCTTAGTTCTGATGCTATTAAATGGATTGCTACAACTGCACAAAATCGTGCGGGTACCGCATTATTGGCTGGAGGTCCTGCAACCCCAGAACAAGCAGACAAAGCTATAGA